ATCTTCGCTTTAATGGCGTCGTTCAGTTCTTTCGTCCGAGGGTCTTTCATAAGTTCCTCTTTGACGAAATTCTCGGTCGGCGACAGATACCAACCGGCTCGGAAGAGAAGTTGTGGCACTTCACGGACAACCTCTCCCTTATCATCCGTGACCTGTTTGAAACCCCAAACCGGAACCGTATTCTCTATCATCGCTGTGTTGTCGATACGGATTTGACGGTTCGAACGACCGATACGATTGGGCTTAAAGCCTTTGGTGATTTGGTCAACCACGCTACTCAGGTGAGGGTTGTTCAACGCCCCCTTTCCTGATACAACGGCTGACTTTTCATCGTTCTTTTTCTCTATCATTATCTCTCTCCTTCCAAAGATTCCTAGGGTTCAAATTGAGCCCTATTAGATACCGGTGATACGGATAAGAGCGTGCGGCACCTTAGCAAGCAACCCGCCTCTCATCGTGGCACGAAGCGTCAACATATCTTCGCGAAACTGGTTATCGACCCAACCGATGTCCAGACGAACCGCCCGACGGAGCAAAATACGCACAGTCTGTCGAAACGCACCCGCTATCGCTACACCCGCTGGCATACGAATATCATAGACGATTTTCGCACCGCGGACGCTGGACAGTTCGGAATCGGTGTATAACCGATAACCATCGTTGTCCTTAAGGAAGGTCATTTCGACAAAATCGTCGTGCGACATCAGGACACAATCGACGTTGTACCCGTATGCCTGAGCGTCGAAAATCGCTCGTTCGATCGTTTCGCGGGTATTATCGGTCGCAACACCAGGCATCATCACGTTGCCCATAAACGACGCCGCTCCACGATGGATACGAGTCGATAGGCCAACCAACGCCAGAAGTCCCGTCAGTTCGGGATATTCACCACCGCTTCCATCGCCATTGATTAGCTGGTCATAGAACTCTTGGCGAACGTTTTCCATCAACTGTGTTTCGACGGCATCCGCAATCGAAGGACAGTCCTCCAAGAATTCTTCTGACACAGCCAGAGTGTCGGCAAAAGTGATCGTGTTCGCCCGTGCTTGCGAGAAGCCAAACTCCGATTCCGGTTTGATGGGACGGAAATCAACCGCAACCGCAGTAGGATTGGCCGCACTAAGCACGACGGACTCACCGACACCCGATGCATTGTTAATGCGGAGCGTTTGTCTCACGTAGAGAACGTAAGACTTTGAGATTCGTCGAACGGGGATACATTGGAGGAAAGATACAGGCGGATAGGGCAGTAGCTCGACATCATCATCGACGATGTATTCGCACAGTCCGCCTGTATTTCCGGCGAATACGGCGGTCGGAGCGTAAAGTGACCCGTCGCCGCCGGACTGTCCAGGAACCTGCGTAAACATCGACTTGACAGCCTCACGGTATTCGCCAACTGCCGCCTCAATTTCACTGGCCTTACCTATCTCAAGACCGAGGCTCTTCGAGGCCGATCGAAGCTCTCTCTGTTGAGAACCAAAAGTACCATAAAACGAAGCGGCACAGTTGAATCTCTGACCATTCTTGAGCGGATAGGTCGCAACCGCCCCCCGCGATTTGATGTCCTCGGATTTTAGCAATCCGGTCTTGCCGAGAAAGGAATGGAAATCGTTTCCGAAACGCTGGAAAAACGATTCCTTCTTCTGCGGATAAAGCCCTTCGACGTTCGGCATCATCATCCCGCCCATCGTCACTGGCCCCGTAACCCCTGCCACGGCGGCCTCAAGAGCTTTCTCGCTAATTTCCTCGCCGGCTTCGATCGACTCATCATAGCTGAGAAGCTGTTCACGACGCTTTTTCTGTTCGCCAATGCGACCCTCGATATCGGCCATCCCTGACTTGAAGGTATCATCGACGCACTCCTCACCACCAAGAGTACCCGTCTTTCGGCAAGCACAATCAGTTTTGTGGTTCTTTTCGAGTTCGGCCCTCTTTTCTAAAAGAGCCGCCCCTTCTGTGTTGATTTCTTGAGCAAGTGTGTTGCGGTTATCAACAAGGGCCTTTATGAGTTCAGTGTATTTCATATTTGCCTTCCTATATAGCTAGGGTTCACTTTGAGCCCTAGAGGTTAATTATTGGTATGGGTTGTGTGACTTGCTCAAGGCTCGTCAAGAAATCCTCGGTGACTACGAATTTCTCCCCCGAAGATAGGGATTCTTTCAAGGACGTTAACGCCGCCGCTAATTTCTCGCGTTGGCCATTCGCATCCTTAACAAGAAAGTCCAAATGCTCTTGAATCTTAGCAGTCTGTTCGTCTTGCATCTGCTTGAGATAGAACATTAAAAAATCGTTTTTGGTACGGGTGATTCGTGGATTTTCGTAGTCGGCGGGTGTGAGAGTTGCTGACTGTTCTGCAATTAGCCACGTATCTAATTTGAAGGCCCCATCGACGAGCGAAGCCGACCTCGTATGACCGGCCGCACCAGCGGAGGAGCGATAAGGTTTTGAGATGATTTCGCTGAACGCCTCGTTGCCTTTCGGGGTATCAAAGAAGGTTGCTTCGTAAGTCCAACCGTCACTCGACTTTTCATAGACGGCATCGGCTACAATGGCTTTACCAAACTTTGGTGACCATCCGTGTTCCATTAGAAATGGACGGTCAGACCCGTTTTTTAATCCGGTGACGGTTTCAGAATTAAAGAACTCTCCATCTGAATCTTTCGTTGAAGAGTCTCCAAATCTGACGCCCGTACCGTGAATAACGAGATGTTTAACGGACTTCACGGCGTCGAGATTCTCTTTATATTCGAGCATTGTATTAGTAAGGTAGGGCTCAGAATGAGCCCTTTCGAGAAAACAGAGATAATCGAGGAAGTCAAAATGGATATTATCACAAAAACCAAGTTTTGTCAAGTGGAAAAATTATTCTAAGGCGTTTTCTTTCTCAATACTTTGTTCGCCGGTTCCAACTGATAAATTGGTTGAAGCACCACCCATTTGAGGTTGAGTTTCCGAGTAAAATTGGTCTCTTTCTTCTGCTGTAAGGTCAGAAGAGTCCTCATTTACAAACTCAAGGAACTTACCGCGGGTGATAACGTTCAGCTGATACCATCGCTCATACTGGCGGAAGTCTTTGCTACGAGCATATTGAGCGAGAGCCATTTCCGAAGTATCCGTCCAAACACGGAATTTAGACTTTGTGTTCGGAATAAACTTCGGAATCAAAAACTTCCCAAGCCGCTGATTCATACGCTCTTGGAGAGGTTTAATTTTCTGGTTGTAAAAGTCGATAGCGTCCTGCTGACGGCTTGCTCGCTGACCACCCGACTTTAAGCCAACCCAAAAGAGCGAAGGAGGGATTTTCCAGACCGCCGTAACTAGAGATTCAAGATACAGTAATAAATCTGGATTCATCAATTCCGGCAAGGCACTACCAATTTTGTTCACTCGCCAATCACCACGAAGCCCGAGCCAGCCGCCTGGCCTAATGCCGCTTCGCCCTATCTTAGCGTAAACCCGCTGAACGGCTTCTTCTATCTGATCGTCTGTAATGCTGGCGGCCACCGAGTCTTTTGTCAGGTCAACAACTCTTGTCAGCAAATGCGTCGGGTGAGCCCCTTCTGTAAAGAAGCGTTCAAGCTGATCGAGGTATATTTTGTGAATCTTGAAAATCTTATTGAGAGGATTATTCGGTAACGATACGCCGATCGAATAGCTAATCGGATTGTAGAGAACGTCAACGTACAGTGAGGTAGAGCTCAATTTGAGCGGTGGTAAATCCTCATACCCGAGAGGTTGATAATACCAGTCCGCCTCAAAAGGATTTGACACCCAATCCTGTGCCACGCGGCCAGGAAAGATAAGGTCAAAGCAGTTTGTTTCTCGATTGATTTTACCGTTCGGAAAGATGTCGCCCTTCTGAAACATAAAGGCGTACACCAACCCAAAGATATGTAGGTGAGTTGCGTAGGCACGAAGAAACTCTTTTATATCCATTGTTGGATTCGGTTGCCCAATCCATTCAGCTAACGGATTATTAGTATGTTCCTTCCAACGATTTCCAACAACGTGTTCTTCAACGATTGTCCGACCGTCTGCGACCTCATCGTTAACCAACGACTGAGCCGCATAACACAACGGGTTCGTTAAATAAATCAAGGCGGCATCAACAAATCGTTCGTGCCACCCAATATTTGAATCTTCCAGTAGTGGACGGGTGCGAATCGTCTTACCCTGTCCAATTGGAACAAAATCAACGTTTGATTGCCGGAGTAGGGTAAGTTTATCAATTTCTCGGGAAAGCGGCCTACTCGTGATAAAGGGTTTCTCTATACTTACTGGCATCGTGATTATCCTCTGGGAAGTATGGTAAAGGTTTTGCTAACTCTTCTCTATTCTTAACGACTTGCAGAAAGTCGTTTCCGTTTCGATAAATTAAACTGAGAAAGATAATAGCCAAGTGGATTGTGAATACAGTCCCTATTATAGCTCCATTTACCAGAAAAAAGCAAGCCGCCAACTTCAAAATAAGCCAAAATATTTCATCCATAAGATAGGGCTCAATTTGAGCTCTAATTTGAAAATTCATCACCCAAAAGATGGATGATATCAGCTGATTTCTGACCGGTAAAGATCGAAGGACGGAGGCTCTGCGGCTCGATTACTCGTGATTTCATAAGCTGTTGATACCCACCGCAGAAAAAGACAAAAGCTAAAAAATTGCCTGAAATGCCGTCCACATAATCATCGTGTTCACCGGCCGGAAAACTACGCATTTCATCTAACACGTCCGACATACCTGGCCCCTCCACGTATGCTACCCGCTTACTACGCATTTCTAACGCCCATAGGTTCGCCCGCTCTTCTTTACTTTGCGAGGTAAAGACACGTCCGGCCGGATACTTCTTGATTCCCGCCAATTCGTTGTCCATTTGAATCATTTGCCACGCAATTCCACCAATCCCCTCCGTTTCAAAAATATGCATCACTTCCGGTTCCATCAGAAGTTGCTGTTTTATCATCGGATACGTCGAGCCCCAAACGCCTCGATAACGAACAGGGTCTGAAATGATAAACTGTGGCCTGTCTGTAACCGTTAGCTTAGATGATGCCGTATAATCGCCATCTGCCGAATTAGCGATATCCCAATATCGAAGCTGATAAAGCGGCATTTGGCCAAATAAGGCTTCGTTAAGCGTTTTATAGACTCCAAGATATTCCAGATCGAACGGGTTATTCCCGAGGGCTACAAACTTACCTTCCCATTCTTGAGCGTACTCAAGCGGATCGAGCAAGCCTCTCTGATTTTCTAACTCTTCTTTCGGGAAATAGGGATTCGTCGAAGTCGGCATTATCCACGAGTTCCAATCTCCAAATATCGGATTTTTGCCAAGTTCGTAATAATAGTGAAAATCATTGAATCCGCGGGGTGTTGAAAAGAACCAAACATCGCCCATTAAATCGCCAACCGTCGGAAGTAGGATTAGTTTGAAGATTTGTCGTAAAGCAATGATTAAAGCGGCTTCGTCAATAATGATTCGCTTATATTTACGACCGCGAATGTTCTCCGGCTTGTCCAACGACCAAAATTCAATCACAAAGCTGTCTAAAATCTCAGCTGTGTGTTCTTGCTCGTTTTTTGATGAAATTATCTTCTTGAAAGTGCGTTTGAAGTTACGCCAAGTAGGGGCTAAGTTCTTATATGTGGGGCTCATATAGCCCATATCCTCGGCCAAGCCGTTATTGAGGTTATGAGCCACCACTTCCGCCACTAATTGTGACGTTAAGTGAGTTTTGCCCCACCGGCGACCGCACGAAAGAACGTTAAAACGTTTTCTGTCTCTCGAAACGAGGGCTTGAGCCGGATGAGGAGCATCTAATGGAACGTCAACTTTCTTTCTCGGCATAAATAGGGCTCACTATGAGCTCTTTTCCTCTTCGTCGTCACCTTCTTCAACAATTTCAGCGTCAACGTACTGAATAGGTGCAAATTGCTCCCGAACATCTTTGTTAACGAAGGTAAACTCAACCACAGTTTTGCCTTGTTTGCGGTCTTGTTCGGTTTCTTCGGCCAATTCCTTCGCCAAAGGGTCTTTATAACCCACCGTACCCAATTCAGCGATATTATAGCCACCCCTTTGACGACCGGCATACATTTTATTGAATACCATTTTGATGATTTCGGGGTCGTCATTTATCAAACCCTCGATAATCTTCTTATCGGTAAGCCCTTTAACGCCTTCGTGGGCAACTTCAAAATAAACTTGCAGTTCAGGGTTGTTTACGACTAACCACCGGAGCCGACTAGGGCTCATTTTGAGCCG